AGAAAGTACTTTATTATAAAAATACTTTTCCAGGAAAGTTTAAAAAGCAAAAACTACTTTCGAGAAAAAATACTTTTTTGAAAAAGTTTAAAATTGACAAAGTAGTTTCCAATCCACAGACTTTTTTGAAAAAGTTAAATCTGAGCAAAGTACTTTCTGAAAGTTTGACTTTCCTAAAAAACTTAAAAGATAAAAAAGTATTTTATTGCTTTCAAACTTCAAAAAATAAAGTTTTTTGACACGCTGAAACCCTTGAAAATAGGGCGTTTCAAAAATGAGATTTTAGGAATTATAAATCTGCGGAGTTTTTTAAGCAGAAATCGTAAATTAGTTATAAAGCTCGGTGACCTTTGTGTTTTGAGATTGGCTTAATAACCGTCCGAGAATAGTAACGCCCAGCATCAATAAGGTGGTTATCCGAATCAATTGGAACCTCGCCTTTTTTGTCGAGCCATACCCAGTTATTAAGTTCTTTTTGTAAGTTAAATGATTCCGGATCAACTATAATCTGCCAGTCTAATAACATTTTAATATCATCGTTAATCAATCCCTTAGACACGGCCTTAATGTTTAACCCTTGGCCTTTTAAGTCAAGTATTGTTCTTATGGCTGCGCTGTCTGCAATGATTAGCCGGGAGCCTGTATTACGTGCTTTGATCGCTTGCGTTAATTGAGAGGTTGACATGCTATTTTGGTAAAGCTCTTCTTTCCAGTAAAGCCTTTGATTAGCTCGATCAACGGCAACTTTAACCATTGCGTCCGGGTCTTTAACGCCAAAGTCCAACCCGTAACCATATGGAAGGGAATAATCAAACTCGCCAAACTCCCAATTTTGTAGTATAGCACCTTCGAGCCTTCCCAACTCACCAAGGCCGTAAACCCTCCACCAGTTTTCGTTATTCTTTTTAGCTTCAATTCTTTCGATCTGGGCGGCTGTAAGGAATTCGTTATCTAAATAGGTAGATTGAACAAACTCATATTCCAGTTTACCAACTACCTCAGTATGATACCAGAATTCTCTGGTAGGGTTAAAGTCGAGAAATACGCAACCTTTTGTACGAATAGCTAACTGATCAAACGCATCGTATTTAACGTAATTACATTCGTTGATAAATAGAATATCCCTGGCAGGGCCATGAACTTTGCCCAGGTTATCAGTGCCAAAGAACTCTATAATTGAATTGCCTATATGGAAAGTACTTTCGGTAATGTTTTTTACTTGGTCAACCAACATGCCATAGTTCTCGATTATCTCTTCAAGGTCACGCATTGAACCTAATTTCAAATGAGGCAAGGCATAAGAGCAGACGGATATAACAAGCTTCTTCTTTGACCCTAAAGCGATCAAAAAAAGCAGTTGCATAATTGAGTAAGTCTTTGATGAGCGGGTTCCTCCCTGGTTAACAATAAGTGTTTTGCCTTGTTGGTAGGCTTTTATGTTCTTAGAAAATACGGAGGTGCATTTCACATTAGTTTACTTTTTCAATATCGCAATATAACACCTCTTCAATCGTAGCCTTTAACGCTATTAGCTCAATACGTGACAATTTCCTGAGGTTAGCCTTTAGTTCATCCCTATCTTTTCTATCATTACTATTGCAAATGGCTCCATTTTTTACAAGGAAATCACCTAAAACTTTAGGATTCCATTGTTTTTTATTCATGTTATCCATAATCTAATTGTTAGTTTTAAATAAATCTTCGATTGCCTTGGCTGTTTCCTTGTCCTGAACCTCAATCTTTGGCATATTAATGTTTACATCGGATTGGGTTTTATCGACTAAGCCATTTAAACGTTGGGTTATTGAGGCGTTGTATATGCCAGCCATGCCGCCTTCTATTTGATCTTGTCTTACTATGTGCTTGATATACGTACAGATAGTTGCAAATTCTGAATACCTCCCATCTTTATTTCTCAAATAATCCCCTAAATCATGGATAGCCTCAGCCTCAAAACAATAATTCTCAAACCCTTCAATCGTTAATGGTCTCTGTAATGGCAAATCAATCGTTTGTTGCATGAACTTTTTAATCATTGCAGGCTTCATGGTTGCCATCATTGTTGGCGATAACCTTTGAGGCATTTTTGATTGTTCGACTTGCTTAATTGGATTGTCTTTTACTTGCTTTCGGTAGTCGCAAAATAGTTCCCAGAGATGGTCAGGTGATTTGATATTTTTTGGGCGGCCTACTTTTGCCATTAGTTCAAACTTATTACGATTTGTTTTTGCTTTGCTTTATCACTTTCTAATAATACAGATACTTTAAGCATCTTTTTAGGAGACTTAAAAGGAGTATTATCGATGTCCTTTCGGGCAAAAGTTGGTAAAGTAGATAAAGTTTTCACTATGATTCATAAAATTACATTCCTGGTTGAATCCCTAATTGTTCATTAATATAATGAGCTACAAAAGACCTTGCTTTGTCTAATAAGGTTATGGCTTCTGTTAATCTTACATCGGCTGGTAACTTTTCAACCTCTTGCATTGCTTCAAAAATTGCTTTTTCAGCAGGGGTAAGAAGCCATAATTTATTTTGTCTCATATAAAATTACTTTAGTTTTAAAAAGCCGTCTCTATTGTAGACGCAACAGAGACGGTAAAATAATGCAGCGAAAATATTCGTTTAAAGAAAGCCCCAGACATTGCCGGGAACTTTCATCTTTCGTGTTGCCTTCCCTATTTGGGTTAGCTCTTCTTTTTTACCTAGCCGTCACATTTGGATCGGTTCGGCGTTCCTTTGGGCCTCGACTCTTTATCCGTCGACCGGAGAGCTGTACCCTACTTTTCACGTTCAGCGCTGTGAGCTTCCTAAAGGCTTCGAACCCTTGACATCTTCATTACAAGTGAAGCGCTCTACCAACTGAGCTAAGGAAGCAAATATCCCCTGCTAAAACAATCTTGTGAACCTCGGGAGTTGTGTTACTTCTAAAGCCAAACAAGCACTTGAATAAATTCGCCTGCATTTTGCTTCTTTATCTTTAGTTCAATGAACTTCGTTTAAAAGAAAGCCTTTTACTGGAACACAGCTTAAAGGCTTTCGTCACGGGTAGCGGCTTCACCGTTCAACCCTCTTGTTATTAACCAAATCCTGTTACAAATGTACAATTTATTTTTGAATTGACAAAAATTAACCCTTTTGATTTGCTTTTAATCTTTCATTTTCAGCTTTCAAAGCACGAATAACCTTGCAAACGGCGTAATCATTTATCCATTTCAGATCATCAATAAAAGTAAGGATTACTTCTTCGCTTCGATTTAAGTCGTATAAAAGTCCGTCTATAGGCTGTTCTATAAATTCATTAAGGTTAACAACACATGCGCCTTCTGTACTAGCATAGACAATATTTCCGTTTGAATAGGCGGTTAAAATCTTATTTTTCAAATCTTCCATGTCTTTATCGTTTTAGTTATTCGTTTAAAAATCAGTTTCAAAAAATTCTGCATCGCTATGAAAATACGAATTCTTACAAGTACTCAAAGGATATTTAACCGTGATTGTCCTTTTGGTTACTTTTACAACGACTCCTGTGCCCTTGAATAAATTGTTTAAAGTGTCACCGACCTTAACATCTGATATCTTTTTCATACCCAAATTTATTAATAATTATTTTAAGTTCAAAGTGTTAGGCTTGTTTTATTCGCCTTTCTAACTGTTCAAAATGAAATCTAACTACTCTTTCTCTTTCAATCCTATTATTGATAGTTTTAACTCCCGTTAATACAGTTGCATGATCTTTGCCACCTGTTTTTTTACCTATAAATCCGGATGAGTGCTTAGTCATTTCAATAGCAAATTTGAATATAAATTGCCTTGCTTGTACTATGTCACCTTTTTGGCTTTTTGATTTCATGGTATCAATTGGAATATCAAAATAAGTACACACCTCACGCTGTATTAAATCCAATTCAACCTGAAATCCTGAATAGATAAAACCAAACTGCCTAAAATAAGGTAAAACTTTATTTAAGTAAGTCGAGCTTATTGTTTCGCCGTGTCCAAACAAAATATTTGCCAATGATTGACGATTTACGCCAGCTCTCTTACAGATGCCAGTATACATGATAACATCGTTATTTTTTTCGATGAAAGTTTTTAATTCCCGACATAGTTCCAATGTATCGTATTTCATATCCTTAGTTTTTACTTATTCGATTAAACAATGAAGTCGTTTCAATCTTCGCCTTTGAATGGTCGACTACGATCTTATTCACGCAATCATAAACGTTTTTAATCAAAGGCTTTGCGTAAATAGTTGTAAGAAATAAGTCGTTTATTGCTTCACGTCTTTTTGTTATTCCGCTTTTACGGATTCGTGGTGTAAATAATTGTAATGTTTTCATTTGGCTGGCTTAATAATTAAATTATCATCATCATCGTAATGATAACAGTCAGGACAATAATCTTTTTCTCCATCGGTTATCCATCTGTTTTCATGAGAATCTTCGCGAACACGCTCTTCTTCTGCATAACAAGAATATTCGGCGTCATCCCCATAGTCGCACTTGCAATTATCGCAAATGATAGTAAACATTTCAACTTTCTGTATCATTGTTATAGTTTTATATTTTTACCCCTTTACTTTATCAATACAAACGTGTAATCCGGAAACAAAGCTTTTGATAAATCCCATTTCATTTTCCAAACGTCTGTTTCATAGCCTTTTACCTCATGATATTCCTCATGTCCATCGGCAAAAATAACCTTGAAGTCAATGAAATAGTTTGTGATATGACACCCGTTAACTCTCAAGTCTAGTTTAAACTGGGGAATCCATTCTTTGACCTCTTTAGCCTTTACTCTCCAATCCAATTGCATAGCATAATTACACTCAAGGATACTTTGATAATTGCGCCCGTTATAACTCTGTGTTTTGGAATGGTATTTTGTATCTTTAAATGTTTTGGCAAAATGCCGGTTTACCTGGTTCTTCATTTTATGGTTATTATTGCTGAATATTCGTATAAATCTTTGCCTTTTAGCTTGCGAAATCGTTTTATTTTAACTGCTCCAAAAATAGATAAATGCCAAATTATAGAATCCTTTAATCCTTGTTTGTCTTTTTTAGACCCAAACATCAAACCAGTAATTGTCTTTTCCATAGCTAATTTACTAAAATTTATTTAATTATTCGTTTATTGTTGTGATTTTCGTTTGATGAATGATTTATAATCGTTTGATAAAGTCAAGTAATAAGGTTGCAAAAGGTCTTTATAAATCCAATCCTTTACGACGGCTAGTTTGGTTTCATCTTCTCTGATCTTAAACCAAACATCCGGCTTCATGGTCATTATAAACTCATCCATTTTTTTAATCGTTTCGTGATTAAAATGGAAGTTCTTCTGAGTTTGATGGTCCAAAGGTGTCAAATTCATAATTAGGTTCTAAAGTTGTTTTTACTTCAATTTTGCTTTTCAAGTGATTCGTGTTATCATATTGAACCACTCTCTCACCTTCCGGACCAAAATACAAAGGCGCATATCTACCATTGCGAAACACATATTCAAATTCTGCACAGCCCTTTTGTCCTAAGTGCTTAAACTTTACTTTCTGGACATATATACAAACTTTCTTTTCATCATCATCTCTATAGGCTGTAAACCCATAGTCGCAAATATTAAAGAAGTTTGCGGACCCGGAAATACTATAAAGATTAGGGACCTCAAACTTACCTGTGGCAGCCTTTTGAATCTTAACCGGGTGCGCTATAAGAATGAATAAAACATCATTGACTTTGGCAAAATTAGTCATTTTTATAAGTTGACGGCCAATAAACTTAGTTTCACTTTCGCCTTTTTCCTGTTCACTTTCGAGTCTATTCCAAGGGTCCACAATTACAATCCTAATGCCTTTCTTTTTTACTAATTGCCTTGCCCGGTCCAAGATATTATCTAAACTAAACGCATAATCAGAAGGCATAATAAAATTAAAGTTATCATTCAAATATGCTTTGGCCTGTTGATAATCCAAAAGATTGAGCGTCTTTTCAGAGAATTGTTGCCCGGTAATTTTTTCAATAATTTTTGACATGTGATATTGCAAAGGCCAGTTTTCCGGTGAAAAGTACGCAGCTTTCCAACCGTGTAAAACATTCAATCTTTCGACTATCTCATCAACAAATTCAGATTTACCATGTCCAGGTATTCCGGTCCCAATCATTAAACGTGAAGTTTCAAAAGAAAGTAATTCATCAAACTGACCTAACCCAATTTTTAAACCCGGTTTCAATCCGTTCGAATAGAGAAAATCTAAATCACTTTCAAAATCTGTTGCTGTAAAAACCCCCTCTATCGGAATCTCTTTTGCAGTTTCGAGCGTCTTAAATAAACGCATACCTCCAAAAGCAACTAAGTAATCATTCGCATCTTTCTTACCCTCCAAGTCGATTAAAAAGCATCTTTCGGCACCTAAACGGCGGACCAATTCATTCTTTAATTCAATTCCCTTTTCATCGTTATCGTATGAGATATAAATTTTAGTCTTATTCTCAAAGTATTCAATACAGTTATCTAAATACTCAAGGTTATTTTGTGCGCCGTTCGGGACCGATACGGCAAATTTATAACCAGACTCAACCCATGACAAACAATCCGGTTCGCCTTCACAAATTAAACACTCATCGCTTTCTTTGATTGCGTCTAAATTGTAAAAAATAAGCTCAGAACCTTTATGAAGTTTGAAATCTCTGGTTTCTTTTGTGGTCCCGGACCGATATTTTATGTTGATCAATTCGCCTTCACGAAAGTAATTGAAATGAATTGCTAAAACTTCTTTACCGTTCTTTGGCATCCAATCCAAACCATCGGTAACTTTCATCTCTAAAAGTGTATTCTGGCTTATTTTACGACCTTCAAAATACTTTACGATGTTTGGGTTTATATTGGTTTTATTTCTCCATTCAGGTTTAGTGTAATGCTTTTCAATTCTATCAGGTTTTACAAACTCCTTAAACTCAACAAAAATAGACTCGCAATTGAAACATTTTCCGGTCCCCTTTGTAACATTAAACATCAATGGCTTATTGTTACTATTTCCAGGTTTACGGTTATCTTTACAAACTGGACATTTACCATTCCATTCACCTGTTTTATGTGAAGGAATATCAATGTCGTATTTTTGCTTTGTATTGGTTTCGAAGAGTATCATTAGTAAACCATGTTAGATTTTTTTTCTTGCTTCTTTTCTTCCCAGGTATGAATGGCAGCTTTCCAATTTTTCATTTTATTTTTTCCAATCATCCATCCTTTAGCTTCATAAAAATTAAACCATTTTTTAGGATCAACATTATTTTTTCTTTCAGTACAATATAACTCTATCTCTTCTATAGTAGGTTTAATAAATACAATTCTATTTGTATTTTCATCTTCCATATGAGAGGTCATATGACCATTCTTATGACCTTCTTTTTTTGTATGTTGATTTTCCCCTTTAATATTGTTCCTTCTTGACTCGGTAAAGGATTTGCGCTTTTCTTTTTCTATTTCTAAACGTCTATTAAAATACAATCCACAATCATCCATTTCAAATTTATCCTTTATTTTGTCCCATAGTTGACCTACAGTTTGACCTATCATATGGGTGGTCATATGACCTCTATTAAATTGCATCATTAACAATTCCATATAAGCTCCTTTTTCTTCAAATGTCATTCCCATTGTACCACCTATCCAATCGTTAGGATAAAATAAAAATGCAGGATCTTTCATTTTAGTTTCTGTAATAGTTCGATGTAATAATCAATGTTTGAAGTGTCAATATCGCTTGTAAGAATTCGAAAAGCAATTAACCCTGAAAGTTTTGGTAACTGTAAATTCAATATTTCGTGATGGTTTTTACATACAGAAATAAACGCCTCGTCTTCGTATTCCCAAATTAAATGACCTGGTAAATAGTAAAGATGATGGACCTCTAAAATGTGGTCCGGTGAATGACAAATGCGACATTTAAAATCATCTCGCTTTTTAATGCGTTCGCATAATTCTAACCATCTAGGGTCGTTATATTGTTGCTTTGTTGTTAATGCCATATTCCTACTTTAAACTATTTAAAATCTTTTCAGTCCAATACTGACAGTAAAATTTATAAGGATAGCCCTCTTTAATTTTCGGACTTGGCTTAGCGCGTTGACGTGGGTATGTTTTCATGGAATTAAAAAGGCAAATTATCAAAAGACATCATCACTCTTTTCCTTTTCAATTTCATAATTTCTTTATACAAATCAATTACCATTTCTGGGTCTAATGTAATTTCAATGTATTTATTCAACCCATGTTCATCATATTGAAAAGCTCTCATAAATTCAACATGATCTATTACTGCTTCGTGGTCTACCATATCACCATCCTTGGCATTTTTATAATCAACCGGACTAAAATGATATTTAATTTTCGATTCGTGCTTTTCAATGTATTTTTTCATAATAGTTGTTTTAAATCAACCCATAGGATTTGTATGGGTTGAAAGATTAATTATTCCAATCAATTGCCTCTTGTTTTGTCATGAAAAAATGAATCCCGTGAGAGCAATCTTCAAAAATATCATCATCGAATTTATCCGGATAGGTTAATTCGCCTACTTTGTAAATCGTATTTGAATCTCGATTTCCGCAAACTTGCGTTAATTGTTGTTGTTCTGAATCTAAAATTAATAATGTTTTAACGAATTCAGCGCGACATTTGCGATTTTTTGAGTTAGAGATACGTTTTGCTTCCGATGGAATTTCGAGCTTACATACGCAATTATTTGCGGCTTTTTTCCATGCAACAAAAGAACCTTCTTCGGGAGTTAACCAAAAATAAGATTTTAGTTTTTCGATGTTAATTTCTTTGGCTCCACGCAGGTCGGCTTCACGCAGGTCGACTTCACGCAGGTCGGCTCCACGCAGGTTGACTTCACGCAGGTCGGCTCCACGCAGGTTGACTCCACACAGGTCGACTCCACGCAGGTCGGCTTCACGCAGGTCGACTTCACGCAGGTCGGCTCCACGCAGGTTGACTTCACGCAGGTAGGCTCCACGCAGGTCGGCTTCACGCAGGTCGACTCCACGCAGGTA